TAGCGCTGGGCGTTCGCAGTAACGGCACTCCCCTACTGGTTTCCGTATATACCGTTCTCTGTGTTTTCTGTTGCGCCGCAGCCTACATTCATTGCAAAACGCCTGCCCTTTGTAGGCCGGTTTGCCGCATGCTGTACATAGCCCTGCCGCTTTTCGCTGCGCGTACAAGGTTTTCATACTTTCCCTGTTGCGCTCTTCCCGCTTTTTCTTTTCGTCTTGGGATAGTTTTGCGTTGCAGGTATTGTTTAGCTCTACGCTGATAGATAGGCACTCTAGGCATTTATACCGCCCAGGGGCGGCGCGTTCCTTCATACACCGAACGCACAGCCCCCTAGATTTTGCCCATTCGTAATTCTGCTTCTTGTACTGCAAATCCCGTTGTCTGATTTCCTGCGCTGTCAGAGCCATTATTCAACGCCCCCGGTTATTAGCTCGGAGTATGGGAGTGTTTCAATCCAGCGGCAAAACTCCCTCCACTCGGTGAGCTTGTGATTGCGCCGAGCACGGTAAATGTTGACTAGAACTTCATAGTTTAGCATCAGGGTTCGGCGCTGGTTGTAGTTAGAGGGAAGGAATTGAATAATCTGCCTCCACCAGATTTTTTCACCCGTTTCAAGATACATTTCTCTGCATCTATTTAGCAGCCCAACGATAGTGCAAAACACTTCGTAAGGCGACCAATCGACACGTTCTTGCCATCTTGCAGAAATGAGCGGCCGATCACATGAATCCAAAATGTCTTCACAGCTGAAATCGTCCACGAAAAACGGCTTCTTATGGATGCTGTGCATCGTAGAACAGGAGTTAGACACCGTACCAACCTTGTACGTTTCAAGTTCCTTGTACCAGTACAGCGGCGCTGTTATATCTACATACACCACGATCATCCGCATAAATTTACGGTGATCTGTGCCAGCCTTGACCAGGCGCATCATTAAGTCGTGGTCGTTGGGGCCGATTTCGTAGCAACTTGCGATGATATGCCCGTCTTCTTGGCGCAGGTATTTGCTGTCCGACTTGTCCCAGCTGTTATGAGGGTTCCGCATCCCTCTGATAGCGGCTTCCCAGCCCACTACCTCTGTGTGTTCAAACTCGATCATTGGTTCTCCTTTCCAACTTGTGCTTTTTTGCACAGGTTTCCCGTTAATACTTTATTTCGTCACCGACCATGTTGAAATCTGGAATCCCGTATACATCGGCGGCATAGAATTCCACTTTACATCCTCTCGCTTCGCTCCACCCCTTGCACAGGATGATAGCATCCGCGTCTGCCATGACCTTCAGGCTTTCTCCGAGGAACCACAACGGCTTCGCTTTGGCGGGAGCGCCCTGAAAGAAACTCTCCAGGACCTCCACATCATCACCCCACTTAGCTTTAGCAGCCTTGATAACCCGCTCCCGTTCTGCCAGGATTTCGGCGTCGGTTTTGCCCCGCATGGGCTGAGAGATAAAGATTTTCATTTTCCAACCCCCCAAACACCGTTTAAGCACGGCTTTATGATGATTTCCTTATGCAAAGCGCCATCTTCCGCGACGGTATAAATAGGCTTATCAAGCTCCGTGGCCGCAGCGTACATAATCCTGCACTCCGGCGTATGTGCCCATCCAGGGCACAGAATCAACGCATCGGCATCAACCAATGTTTCGATTGATTTCCCAAGAAACCAGGAAGACTGTGCGCCATCGGGATGCTGCAGGAAAAGGCTATCCATAATTTCGACTTCCTTCCCCCATTCCTCTTCTGCGCCGCAAACGGCACGTAACCAATTTTTGATAACGTCCGAACTTCCAGGATTTCCATACAACGGGTACCCAACAAACACCTTCATTTTATATCATCCTTTCCGTTTTCATCATTCCAGGACAAAACAGCTAGGCCGTAGGTCGGCTCCGTTTTCCCTGTGTTCTGGCATTTTTCGCATTTTACTCGGTACAGCTCTACATCATCCTCGATTCTGTACATGTACTGTACAACGGGTTCTCTGCCGCATTTCTGGCAACGGTGGGGATTAGGAATCATTACCGTACACATCCGCCGCGATTTCACCGGCGCAGGCTGCGTAGCCTGCCATATCAACCCAGTTGTCCTGGTGTTTCGGATTTTCTTTGGCCCTGCCGACTTTTAGCAGAATCATCATCTGCGCCACATCAACCGGCGTGATCTCGCGGCCAATGTCCAGGTATGCCGTCCACAAGTCGGCGATAGCGCCAAAGCTGTCCTCCGGTCTGCCGTGCGTATCCTGCCTATCCCGGCACACGCACTTCTCGGCGGCGTCCAGGATGGTTTTGCGGGTGGCTTGCACAGTAACTTTTTTCTCCGCCGCATCACTTGCGTTCCACAAATACCATGCGTCATTCATGTTTTTTGCCGCTTCTCCCATCGCCCCACATTCATAGCACATGATTCTATATTCCGTGAACATGAATCCTGCGATTTTATTTGTTTCCGAGGCTACACCTACGTTCTCAGAGCCACATTTCCAGCATTTTTTACGATTCATCATTTGTCCCTCATTTCCAGCTTTTTCATTTCAGCGATAGCCAACGCCGCCTTGTGCATGGCCTTACGTTCGCCCAGCGTTGCCACCACCTGCACGGTTTCCGCCGTGCAGATGATAGCTAGGGCTTCCAGCCAGAACACCATCCAGGGATGGGCTAACATCCATTCCATCAGTTATCCCCCTCTCTTTCAAGCGCTTCTTCCAGCCGCTTCTTGTGGCAATTCCACTTCCAAACGGATATATCTGCATTTGGTTTCAGTTCCAGAGCGATAGCGCAAGAAACGACGTCGGTGTATTTTTCGTCCAACTTATCCAGGTAGTTCCTTCCGCCCTCTTTAACCGGGTTATCTCCCCGCAAAACTCTGGCGAGTTTCAGGGCGCAGTGGGCCAACTCCATGCACTCCTCTGCTAGGGCTTCATAGCAGGCAGCATAGCCTACCATGGCTGGGAAATCTCTCCAGCATTTCATTTTATCCGGGATGTTCATTTTGTCCTCCTCTCTAACCGTGTCGATTCCAACACGGTTATGTGTTATCCCCATTGTTCTGCCATAGCGTTAGCTATGCCGTAGGCTAACTTTGCCCTGTTTTTCTGTCGTTCCTTTCCACCTTTCATAAACCACGTTCCAGCACTGTGACACTCTGCCAATGGTTCCACCATGTTCGTTGGTTTCAGTGGTTCCAGCCCTTTCAGCCACAGCAACGTTTTTTTCTGCCATGGGTCGCCGAAATAGTAGGGCTGGATAATTTGGGTTGGTTTCGGAAAATCGAACACAGCAGATGGCATCGGGTTTTCTACTGCAATTTTTTGGCAGTCAGCGGCCAAAATAGCCATAAACAACGATTTGCCACACAATCCATCGTAGTAGCGTGGGATGTTTAATTTCCCACCCTTCCACAGGTGCCGCGCCCCAGCGTTGCTTGTTTTTGTGCAGGGCGGGAACGCTAAAATCATGTCCCACCGCCCATCAATACAGCGCTCTGCACCATCCATCGTGCGGAACGTACAGTCCCCATTCAGCAGAGGCAGGCAATCTCCCATGATATGCCATTCAGGATGCCCCCCAGACGGTTCCTGGATATCGCAGGAATAGGCTTCCCACCCCATAGCTCTAAACGCGGCTGTAACACGCTGTGATTCTTCACAGGCTACCAACAATCTTTTCATGCGTCCACCCCCGGCGGTTCCGGGAAAGGCATCCACATTATCACTCTATCGCGTCCTTCCCACCGTCCATCTTTGCAGAAACCTACATTATGCCCGTATTTTTCGGCCAATTCGATAGAAAACAGATCCTGCTCGACCACTTTTCGCTTTGTTTTTGTATCTAAAATAACCACGTGGTACCAGCCTTGTTTTTCTGGCAACCGTTCTGTCACCGGAATCCACCTAGTCCGTTGCAGTGCCTCCAGAATAGTCCGATACGCCTCCCTCGCCCCAGGCATGGGAGTGTTGTCTGCGTGGCGCTGGAGCCACGCTCTCGCCTCATCAATCGTCATTTGGCACCTCCCGCATGTCCGCACCGCAGTTCGGGCAAAAATTCAGCCAAATAGATTCGTTCCATTTACCACAAAATGGGCAATACGGATCATCAACCTCTCTGCGCTCATCCCTTCTTATGGTGTATGTCTCCGGATATTCTGTTCCCGGATTCGCCTCTCGCCCTGTGTAATGTTCAAAGCCCCCTTTTAGTCTGTGCACCCAATTCCATTGCCCCCGCCGCACCGGGGCCACATCGGCGGCAGACTGGTTTGCCACCAGACTAACAACTCCCACAGTGTCCCACTCGCTGAGAGGGCTTCCGCCCACTTTGCTAATCGCCTTTAACAAGGCTTCAGTGATGTTCAAAGCACAGTCCCCGTTACTAGTGACGAAATGACAATTGTCGCAATTAGTTCTCTTGGCGCAGTATCTGTGCAGCCGCTGGAACGCTCGTTCAATACAACTTCTCATATTTTCCCCTCCATCACACAAAAATTTTTGGTGGCTTTGGCATGTGCATCACCGTAGGCCGCCATAAATGCAGGCACAGGGGATGTAGATTCACATAGTCCGCCTTGGCTGGGTGGTACTCTACCACCATCTCGTCTTCATGGAAGAACATGTGCTTAATTTCGCACATTTCCTCCCATGTAGGAGCCCTCTTCCGCTTCCGGTTGGCCGGTGACACGCTAACATGTTCCCAGCCGCCGCCGTTGGATGCCACAACGTTGAACATTTTGCCGCCAACAGGCACCCGGAAGACGCCGTTTCCAGCGTCTCCGTTTGTGCCGTAGTATTGGCGCTCAAAATTCCGGTCGCGGTATTTGTCCAGGGTGTGTAAATCTTTCATTTTTGCCCCTTTCAGTCGTAAGTGTGCCCATAACGCACACCAGTTTTTGTGTATTTGCCTCCGTGCCCGTCGCAGTGCTGGCTCGGTGCCGTTGCACAGGGCCAATGCAAGCGTTCGTACATAATCCGCTGGGCTAATTTGGCATTCTTCGTTGCTACACCCTTGGCATCCTTCTCCATGGCTATCCTGCTGATTTCCAATTCCGGAAGTTGTTCCATATCTTCACGTTTCATGGCCCATCTCCCGATACAGCCGGGACGGGGTAGCCGCCTCTTGACCGACGTATTTCCCGACGTATTCATCTAGGATCACGCCACAAATTGTATGGTAATAGATTTGGCAGATTTCCATTCCGGGGTAGACGCGCACCGGCTCGGTGGCTGCCAGCTCCAGCGTCCAGCGCCCCCGGAAGCCGATATCCCCAAACCCGGCGGTCACATGCACAGCCAGTCCCAAGCGCCCAACGGAGGAACGTCCAACCAGCATTGGAACCAGGTTCCGGGTTTCGGTCCACTCCTCCGTGGACGCGATGTACACGCGCCCCGGCTTTAGGACGTAACCCTCCGGCGGGATGATGATCTCCCGTGTGCGGTTGTCCCGTTTGGGGTCTAACACCGCCTCCGTGTACACCAGCATCCGGTCCATCAAACACAGATTGTAGCTGTTGGGGCCAAGCTGTTGATCGTTGTATGGGTGTATGATGATATCCCCTTTGGACATGCGCTGTCGGATTTCGTTCCCAGACAGAATACCGTATTGGTTCAGTTCATTCATTTGTTTCTCTCCTATACGGGGCACAATGCCTTGCGATTGTTAGATTTTTGATTAAATATCAAAGCCGAAGCACACGCCGTAGCTGGTGCTGGCGGTGTAGTAGTGGCTGCTGCCGTCGTTGACCACACAGCAAAAGTGCGCGGAGTTGTTCACATACGGGGACGCCAACCAGTACGGGAACGGAACACCGTTCAGCGTTTTAACTCGGTTTTCCTTCTCGGAGTAACGAGAAAGTGTTTCACACACCTCTTCATTCCCGTATTTGTTTTTCCCAAAAACTTCCTTCTCTCGCAACAATCGCAACGGTTCAGTCACAACTTCTTGCAAATCGTCCGGCAACAAGGAGTAGAGCTTGCCCAGATATGCCTCCATCGTACTCAGTTGCTCGCCGTTTTTGGCTTTCCAATTCTCATTCATGCAATGGGTGTCTTCGAGCAGGTTTTTTGTAAAAAACGTTGCGCTTATGTGCCCTACACGTTCACACACCAGCGTGACTTTTTCGCCAGTTTTCAGCACAATGTCGATTTCATTGCCGACGTTTAACGAGCTGGAACCGGCATGGACAGCGTCCCTTAGCTCCGCCCATGTTGTTATCTTATCGGCGCATTTTCTGATTTTGATCATTGGTTTTCCTCCTTTTTCGCGGGGTCACGAAAATGGTTGTCTTGCAGGCCTTCTGTTCTGGGCTTGTTCTTTTGCGGTAGCCCATCTGCAATTTTCTGGGCAATAATCACCATTGTTGTCAATTCGTTCAATCGTACACTGCCCGCGTTCGGCGTTTGGGTTGTAACCATGTCGAAAAGCCCATGCCTTAAACACAGCGTAATCGTCAACCCATTCTTTGCATACGGAAATTCCGCGCCCACCCCAATCCTTGTATCGTGGATTGTTAGGGCTTGTACACCTGGAACGCATGGAACGCCAAACGTAATACAGCTTTTCGTGCGACCCGCTGTGTTTTGTTACAGAATCCCTTGATTTCCTGCTATTTTCGGCAGAAGTTTTTCTGTGTAAGCAACCGCATGATTTCGTTGTTCCGTCTCTCAAGCCGTCCCATGTAGTCACTTTTTCGTTGCCGCAATCGCATTTGCATCTCCAAAGCTGCCGATTGTATTTATTTTTTCCAGCCGGTTCAATGGCGATCAAAAAACCGAACCTTCTACCGGTTACATCAATCAACCCTGTCAAGCCCCCTAACCAAGACCTTGATGTTCCCTTCTTCGTGGAATTGGATCTTGATGCTCTTCACAAACTTCCGGCTATCATCCTCGATAACCCAACCTTTCAGGCTATCTTCAATCGCTTTCACTAGGACGGCGTGATTAGAGCAATCCAAGCCATCATCAAACCAGAAAAACAATTCCACGGGGCCTGGGTAAATTCTCTGCGGAACACCAGCGCGGCGCATACACCAACGTGTCAGAGTGTGTAATTCTTTTGCATCTTCTTTTCGTTTGGCCCAGTGTTTTCCGGCATAGTAGGCATTTAGCCCAAAACGTTTATTCCATATCGCCATAGCCTTTTTTCCTGCCGGATATGGGATGGTGAAACTACAAACCGTCACTGCGCCACCTCCCGGAATCTACGCAACGCATCCTGTCTCCGCCGTTCCCAGTCTACCGGCGTAGGCGGCGTGTAGTCAGTAGGCTTCTTTTTCGTCCCGGCCTGCTGCATCAGGATTTCCCGCGTTTTTTCCATGTCGGCCCGAATATCCTCCACTGTCCGCACTCTGGGCTGCAACGCCGCCGGTTTGGGTTCCTCCGGCATCTGTGGCAGAGCGGTGGCAAATGTTTTTGCCAACGCCTGCACGTCCTTGGGTAGTGCTTCAAAATCTCGCCTGCTCTGGGCCTTTGCCCGGAAACTACGCTGTACGTTGGATGCTACCACGGACTGCACAGTTGCTTCGTCCATCATCGACCATTCCCGCAACTGCCTAGGATCGTGTACAACGTCCTGCACCAGCGGCGGCAGTTTAGCAAATTCCGCTTCTGCGTTGTAATACCCATCGCGTAGCGCTTTGGAAATCAGCGCCCAAGCTTCCTGCTCCGTCATTTCGTCCCGGTTGCTGATCTGCCGAATCCGGCCCTTCACAGCCCCGATGTGTGGCGGGAAACCCTTGTCATCCGTCGCAATCAAGGCTTTCACAGCCGCCGCAACGATCTTCACATCGTCCTCTGCGAACATTTCCGCCCAAAGGTTTACCGTCATCCGCATATCAGGAGCGTTTCTGCCGTTGTAGAAAGCCGGGTAGGCCGTGGTCAGGATATCCATGATGATGCCGGTTTCTTGCCTAGTCATGATACTCCCTCCTCTTCGTCCATCTGCCGGGCCAGGTCTGCCCAACTCTGCCGTTGTGTCTGCTTGGGAGCAGGGCCAGATCTAGCCCCGGAATCGTCGTAATTTCCCTCCAACACTTTTGCCATGTTGGAATCCTTCACCAGCCAATCGAACGTTGCCGACCAGTTGCGGTCATTCCGCCCCCGGAGGAAACTGCTGTTTTCGGCCTTGTGGAACAACTGCCGAAAATCATCCAGCGTATACCCAGCGTTGAACCTGGCCCGAATCGCCTTTTTCCGGCTTTCGTTGATAGCCGTACAGCGGGGAAACGACGCGCAGATTTCGTTGTATGCGTCCCGGATGGAATCATAGGGGATTTGAGGTCGGGGAGGGAAGGGCGGCAACGCCTTGGCGGATGCCGCATTTTCTTTTTCCCTTTTCTTTTCTTCTACATCCCCATCTACATCTACATCCCCTTCTTCTTCCCCTTCCCCATCGCTTACGTGGTTTTGCACTTTGCTAGGTTTTGCTTCGTTTTGCTTTGCATTTGCTTCCGTGTTGCTTCGCTTTGCTTCTCCGCCAACACGTCCAGCTTGCGCCCGCTTGCGGCTGGTATCCAGATTAGGCTTCACCAGTTCAAACAAAGCGCCGATGATGCCGGTTTCTTCCGGGGAGTCCCCGTTCAATGCGTATTCGCAGATAGCCATTAAGAAGTCCGCCTGCATTTCCTTGTCAGGGATTTTCCGCGCCGCATCATAAAAGGAACGAAAAAATTGGAAAGTCGATCTTTCTTCCATCGTTTGCCTCCTACTCCTAGAGCCGCCCTATCAGAAGGGCAGCTCTCCATCATCTCCCGTGAGGTCACTGAACTCCGGTTCAGCATAGTTCCCGCTCGGTTGATTGCTTCCGCCGCCCTTCGGCCCACAGAAATGAGCCTGCGACACGATCAACTCCGTCACCTGCCGGTCGTTCCCGTCCCGGTCGGTGTAGCCGCGAGTGTTCAACTCGCCCTCTACGATGATTTCCTGTCCCTTGCCGAAATACTTGCAGAGCATCTCGGCGGTGCCTCTCCAAGCCACGCAGTTCAAGAATAGCTTGGTTTCGCTCTCCTTGTACTTGCGGCTCCAAGCCACACGGAACGATGCAACAGCAACGCCACTCTGGGTGTGTCGAAGCTCTGGCTGGGCCACTAAGCGGCCTTGCAGGATCATGTGATTTACCATGATGGTATCTTCCTTTCGTTACAGTCTGTACGGTACGACTTCGTCATACCGAAGGAGTGTTGGGATTTCCTTCTTTTCTAGAAGGCGGCGCAGTTCGGCGGGGGTGTAATACACTCTAGCGCCGATCTTAATAGGTGTGACCAACCCACGCTTCCGAATGCAATCAAGCGTTGCAACGCTGATTCTCAGGCAATCAGCCGCTTCCTTCTTGGTCAGCAGCAGGTTTTCCATTGTCCTTCCTCCTTTTCAGATGCCAGACCTTGCAGAGTGTTTTGTCCAGGATGATGCCGCCCGGCAGGTGGTACCTCCCAAAAAATTCGCTATCTGGCATAGTGTGGGCCAACTGGTGCATCTCCGGGGACAGAGGTAAAACCTCCATCCCCTCATGCACAATGTCCGTCCTATCTCTCCCAGCGCCCACCCGGTCGATGTGATGTAGTTGGGCCGGGCGGCCCGTGATACAGCACGTTTTTGTTAGCAGACAGTGATACAGGTAATCGCCTGTATCGTCCACCATATCCAACAAAGGGAAGCGGGTTGGAATCTGCCAATCTAAGATAAACCGTACTAAAAACCGCTGGAACCCACACACCAGGGACATAGGCGCATTGGATAGAGAAAACAACGTTTCCCCCATGGCCTGGGTATCCTCCATCAAGAATTTCAATTTCATTCTTTCCTTGGTGGGGTCCTTGCCCTCCCCGGTGTAGTCGGCTATCTCGCCGATTAAGGCGTAGCAGGCGCGGCGCTGTTTGTCGGATAGCGGGCGGCTGTCTATTGGCTGCACTAAGCAGCTCTTAAATTCCCGCTTAATCATCGTTGCCCAATCGGGATACGGTGCCCTAATCAGCAGCTCCCCCGTCCGCTCATCGTAGCCGGTGATCCTGCCCTTAACGATCTCAAGCGGTGGTTTCATGGGCTTTCAGCTTCCGCATGCACTCCGAGCAAATCTGTTGCCCGGTTTGCTTTTTGGTGGCCCGTGCAATCTGGTCCGGGGAGTACAGTTTGCCGTCTCCCAGGATATCGTCGGTAATATCGTTGCCGCACATCTCGCATTTCGGAAGGGTTGTCTGTGGCGGTGTGTATTTCGTTGCGTCCGCTTGCCAATACACGTCCGCCCCGATGCCCAAGGCTTTTGCTGCAACGCTGATAGCGTCCGTAAGGGCCATCTTGAAGCACTCGTCCGACGTGTACAGGCCGTTCCGTTCCTTGGCAACAAACATTGAACCACCCACGCCGTAAACGGGTTCTGACCAAACATCATCGACCTTGTAGGACAGTCGGATATCAACGAATGCGGCAATTTCGCCGTTTGCGCCGTTCTGGAGTGCTTGGTTGGTGATTTCGTATTTCCAACCGATGCCGCACGGTCCGAATCGTTCCGTGAGGGCTTTGATACGCCACATGGGATTGATATCCGTTTTGCCCTTCAAACGCCCGGCATTGATAGAGCGTTTTGCGTTTTCTGGGACAGCGCGGAAACTGTCGTACAGTTCCATGTTTTCCATCATTTCACCCCCAGACTGCGCCGCTCCACCAGCCGCACACCAGGCGGGTCCAGCGGGTGGTCTTCTTTCAGCCACTTCAACAAGTTGACCTTGTTGATCTCAGGCGATTTGTAGCGGACGAAATTATCTTCCTGCCCGTTCAAACAGGCCCAGTCGATGAAAGCTCCTTCGTCATCCACTTCAACAGCCTTACTGTTACGGAACGTCACTGCGCAACGGGGGGAGCTAAACTTCTGCCCGTCAAGGCTTGCATCCAGCATGGATTCCAGCCACGCGATATTCTTTTCCAAGGTCCAGCGGCGTTCCGTAAGGGTTTTAACCTCTTCCTTCATAGCCTTGACATCAGCCTTCAAGTTTTTCACCAGGCAGGCGGTGTTCTCAATCTTCTGGTCTCGCTCCATTTGCAGGCCCATGAGTTCGTCCAGGTTGTTGATCTCCCCGGTCTCCGGGTCGGTGCCGTGGGCGATAGCCGTCAGAATTGCGGCGTCGATCTCAAAAAGCGTCATCTGCCATACCTCCTTCTCGAATCCAGCCCTTAAGCTGCTCGTCGCGCTCGACGAAATAGCGGTACACTGCGTAGCAGTGATTTCCGATCAGATAGTCGATGAAATCATCGAAATCAGCCGCGATGAACATTTTCGCTTTTTCCAAAGGCAAGGAAATGTTGACATTCATCGGAAACAGTTCCGGCTTCTGTTCATTGTTTTCCATTTGACAAATCCCGTCCTTTCTGGTACTATATCCATAGTTTTTTCTTTCCTTTGCCGCTTACAGGGTGTTCGGCCCCTGTGGGCGGCATTTTCATTTCCCCAGCTTTTCGGCCCACTTCCGCACCCGGTAGACCGTGACGCCATACTGCCGGGCTAGTTTAGCTTTTGACCACCCAGCCCGAAGCCGAACGGCAAAGTGGGGCGGAATAGGGAATTTTTCCTGTGGATTCTGCAAATACTTGCAGCCATTCGGTCTACACGTCTCGCGTGGGCATTTCAGGCAAATTTCAACCATCTCCGGGTTTTCGCCTTTGCGATATGGCCCACGGCGTTCAGCATCACCAGTTTTGGCGTCCCTCCACGGCCTTTGAGCAGGCACTGTGAATTCGTGCTTCATGGCATCACACCAACCGCAGCGGGATACCAGCGTTATGCAGGGCGGCGTTGATGTTGGCCTTGCGCCGGTTGCGGATACGCTTCCGCCGGGCTTCCCGCGCCTTGCGAACTTCCTCGTCACGCCGACGCTTGGCGTTCTTCTCCAGCGTGGGGCTGATAGCCCGTACCAGGGCCTCGATATCAGCCCATTCCCGCTCGGTGTTGCGGGTTTTGATTTCCTGTACAGTAGTCATTACTGTTCCCCTTTCATTCCGTTATTGTTTGCCTGCCGGATACAATGGCATCTTCTCCAATCCATGCCTCGCCCGTTATCGTGGCAAAACCGTAGACTTCGGCGTTTCCGCCAACCCAGGCACGCTCCTTGATTTTCGCCCGTTCATACACCCAGGCGTTTTCGCAGACGATAGCATCATCGGAAACACGCGCATAATCAAACACACATGCACCGTCGTATATCCAGCACTTTCCTGCATGGGACAAATTCGCAGTGGATTGAACAAACCCACCTTTGTCCCACTCTTTCACATCCCCAAACGATACCGCAGCACGAATGCGATACAGCTTTTTATCGCCGATTCGTTTAACCTCATCGGTCAGCACATATTTCCTTCGCGTTTCCTACACCAACCTTTCAGCAGGCCATCCAACGGGCCAGGTTAATGATAGGTACTACATGGTACCGCTTCGCCCGTCCAACGGGCTTCATCGGGAAATCACGGCTCTCCCGCAGGGTCTGGGGTTTGCACCCCACCAGCCGGGCGGCTTCCGCCACCGTGATCGTCTCCCGCTCAGGAAACAGTTCCCGGAGACGGGTTAGGTGGTCGTGAAACGTCGCTTTCTCCATCTTCCTTCCCCCTTTCCTTGTTGTAAGCCATGTAGCGGTCGATCTCCCGCGCCACTTCGTACAGCACTTGCAGTGCGTACAGCTTACCTTCCGGGTCGGCGTTTTCCAGCTTGGTTTTTGCGTGGGCCAGGTCCTCTTGCAGGACTTTCAGATAGGCCGGGTCAGGTTTCTTCGCCCCGTCGGTATCCTCGCCCTTGAACACCAGCCACTTGTCCCGCACGATGAAGGACAGCGTGACTTCCGCATAGCTGTTCTCGGCGTGTTCCCGGATGGTGTAGGTGGTAACGTCCTTGATCTCCGTCCCATCAACCAGGACGGCAACCTTGCCGTTCTCTGGTTTCACCACAAACTTCTTCGCCATGGTATCACCTCCTTTCAGCTGATTTCCTGTCGTTCGTCAATGACGCCGAGCAGATAATCAATGGAACACCCGAAGATGTTTCGCATATTTACAAGCACATCGGACGGAATAGAGTTCTCGCCGTTGATATACCGGTTATAAGTTTCCTGGGAGATGCCAAGCATCCGGGATAACTTATACTTTGGAATCCGCTTGCGGCCACGTTCGGCCTCGATGTTCGCCCTCATCTAACCTCTCCCTTCTAGTAAAAATTTGAGTTTCTCAAACTCTGGTTATATCATAGTTGAGATTCTCGAATTTGTCAAGAGGTTTTTCGCAAAAAGTTAGAGAATCTCGAATTTCTTGTTGACATTTCCGAAGCAATGCGCTATTATATAGCTGTCGAAAGAAAGCGAGGATTTCAATATGGAATTCAAAATCAGAGAGGCGCGGGAAGCGGCCAACCTGTCGCAAAGAGAACTCGCAAAACTTCTCGGAATCGCCCCGGCAACACTGCATGGATACGAAACCGGGAAACATGATCCTAAGTCTGACTTACTGGTTCAAATAGCGAGATTTTGCAGAACAAGCGTTGATTTCTTACTTGGCTTCGCTGATGGGAACGAAAAAGATCCTCCCGCCCCGCAATCTGCGAGACAGAAGGACCTTGTAACAAAGGAAGAAGTCGAAGCCGTGTTAGTTGGACTGGGTATCACCAAGCCGGGTGAACACATCACCGACGCTGATCTGGACTTCCTCTCTAGTGTTGTCGTTCTGATTCAAGCATGGTTTAACAATAAGGGCAAGCAGGGCTAACACCCTGCGCGGCTCTTGGCACTGGTTGATAATTTCTGTCAATCGGTCGTTGTTTCCATAGGTTGTAGTCATGTTATCCTCCCATTTTTCGCGGCGAGTAGGCGGTTGTACAACATCCGCAGCTCTCTGTCTGTCAGGCCATTAAGAATAGCCTGAATCTTCCCCAGCAACAGTAAGCGATCCATCCCTGTACCTCCATTATACCCATGGTGTAAACGTGGAACGCGGGGTGGTTTGCGAGTACCCTTCCCCGATCGTCCCTTTTCCAATTTTCCTTGGATTACCATAACATGGAAGGTGTGGAATATCCATTGCAAACTACGCAAGGGGCCTTTCAATCTTTTGCATCCCCCTTGCAATGAATGGAGATGTAGAAACGTGGGTGATGATGGTGGAAAATTTGCCAAGACAGCAAAGGAGTTGAAGGAAGAAACAAGAGTAACGTTAAGGGAGATTGCCGCTACATGTAACAGCTCCGAGAGTATGGTAAGCCGTTATATCAACGGGCAATCTGAACCGCCGCCGGACATTGCAGATGCAATCATGCACATGTTGAGGGCGGAGAAAGCGGCGCAGGACGAACGCGTCATGAGAAGTAATACCACCCTGGCCCAGTTGGAGGAATCACAGAACCACCTAGAGGAAGCTTATAAGCAGCGCATTGCAGGGCTGTTGAAGCACCTGGAATACGAACGAAAGCAGAAGCGTATATTTTCTGTTGCGCTTTTGGCTACCCTATTCGGGGTTATTGTGTTCCTGTTGATCGACATATTCAACGGTGGACTGGGTTGGGTGAGGTATTAAGTTTTCCGCTGCCGTGGGCGGCAAAATTTTTACCTGGAGGATGTAATGAAAAAGAAGGACCCTAACAAGCCTAAGAAGCCGGTTTATAAGCGGGTTTGGTTCTGGATTTTGATGTTTTTCGTTGTATGCGGAATCATTGGAACGGTATCAGCCCCTCCGGCCAACCAAACGGACAAGACGGAAGAAAACACAAACCAACAACAGCAGGAAGAGCAAAGCGAAGAAAGCGCAAAGGACAGCGTAGACGTTGCCAAGGAAAAGGACACTAGAATCTACGGCCTAATGAAAAGCGCAGAGGCCAGATTCAACGGCGTTTCTAAAAATATGGAAAGCGGCAATCTACTGGATATTTATGATGATTGCAAAAATGCTAGCAGTATGCTGTCCCAAGTCTACGGACAAATCGGAGATTTCAAAACTGAGGCGAACAAAGAATATGTCCAGTACGCGCAGTTCTACGCTGCTACCCTATCGTCCGCTTGTGACAACATCGTTAAATACGTAGACAAGCAAGAAATGAAGTATTTGAGCAAGGCAAAAGAAGATATCCAGGATGCAAATTCTTTCCTGCAACAGGCTATGTTGCAGCGGCAGGCGTATCTTCTGGATTCCGGGCTAACCACAGAAGATATCGAAGCCCAAGACGCGCAATTTGAATAAAAGAAAAGCCGTCCGGGACCCTGAATTCCCAGACGGCTTTTCTGCACCTAGCCCCCACGGCTAGGAGAAAACTGCAACTTTTTCAACTTCTCCGCGTTGCATCGGTACCAGTATAGCAGGGACGCTATACCAATGCAAGGTGGAAACATGGACATATTGAACAAAAAGAAGGGAGCCGCCCAAAATTCGAGTGCAGGCGGCTCCCCCTATAAACCCGACTAGACAACGCTGCTACGCTGCTAGTCCCTGCTAGTGTAGCACACACAGGAGGAAAATTCAATGTACAAACGCGCAGACGGAAGGTGGCAGGAAACTCTGCCTATTGTTGTAAACGGCCAAAAGAAAACCAAATTTTTCTATGGCAGGACAAAACGGGAAGTGCTGGAAAAGATTAACCAGTACGAACAGGAACAGGAACAAGCCCGGACATTTGGCGCTATCGCCGAAGAATGGCAGGAGAACTACGTTGAAGGGCTGGAAATCAACACAAAGAAATCGTACTATGCCCCCATCCGCCGAGCTATCGAGGCTCTGGGCGATAGGCAGATAACCGAAATTGAACCCGTGGACATCAACGCATTTTTAATGCGCTATGTTGCCGAACAGCATCCAGCGCGGAAAACAGCTAGCACACAGCGTTCTGTTATCAACATGATTTGCAAGTACGCCGTGGCGCACGGATACACAAGGATCAACGCTTGTCGGGAGATAGAGATACCGGCAGGCCTACCAAAAAAGAAACGGCAGATAGCCAGCGACGATGATATAAAGCGAGTGATCCATTCGACAGAGTGCACATTCGGGATGTTCGCATATTGGACGTTGTACACAGGATTGCGGCGCGGTGAACTACTCGCCCTGCGCTGGGAGGACGTGGATTTCAAGGAAAAATTGATTCACGTTACAAAATCCCGTGTATCTGCCCTGGGTGTAAAAAAGATAAAGGCCCCAAAAACCGAGAACGGCATCCGCCCCTTACCCTTGTTGAAAGCCCTGGAGGATAAAATCATCACCCAGAAGAGCAAGGGATTGATTTTCCCGGACAAATACGGAAAGCTGATGACAGAAGGGGTTTTTGAAGGGTGCTGGGCAAAATATAAGCGCGAATCCGGCGTAACCTGCACCCCGCATCCTATCCGTCACGCATACGCTACTCTGTTGTACGAAGAGGACATCAGAACAAAAGATGCACAAAAATTATTGGGACACGCCCAAGAATCCACTACCAAGGATATTTATACACACATCCGAGAGGTACATTCCAGGAAGGTGAACAAAAAGCTACTAGGGGCAAATTATGAGTTTGAAACCCCAGAGAAGGAAGGATAGTCAAATTTTAGTCAATGGCGTAAAAAGCCTTTGATTTTCAACGAAAAAGTGATAGTTCAAATCCCTCCTTCTCCGCCAAACAGAAAACCGTTGAGTTTCAAGGATTTCCTTTGATTCTCAACGGTTTTTCGCTGTTTTTGGTGGTACTTTGAAGTCCCTTGAGATGCCCCGAAATACGCCCAGGCTTTAGTCAAATTTTAGTCAAAATCCTTGGCCGTTTCTTTGATTTTGGGAAAATCTAGGGGTTTCGGTTGTTTATTCGTTATTTAACGACATATTCATAATATTTTGCCAATTTGTCCCCTGAAATGTCCTTATCATCCAGGAAAGCGCGGGTCATTTCAGTGTAGAAATCTACGTTGGAAATACCGAGCTTTTTAGCTACATTGACGAAATCAGAATAAATCATATTCATCGCCGCCCAGAACTTAACAGGGTCTTCGTTTACCCCGCGCTGTTCCATCACCTTGTTGGTTTGGTCAATTGTCCAGTGTGGGCCAGTGGTGCCATCCTCATTCTGCATCCGGCGCGTCCACTCTTGGGCCATCTGCATGTCGAAACGCGGCGAAACGTTGGATTCTGCGCCGCCGGTCATGGCACGGTTTCCGGGCATACGTTCCATTTCGTTGTACCGGGGAACGGTGGCGTCTGCGCCGCCCATGTAGGGAGCATCGCCGCGCTCAAATCCAATGGGGCGGGTTGCTTTGGTGGGTTCCGCGTATCCGCCGTTTCTAGTCAACGTATAGCCAGGCTCACGCCCTCCCCTATCGTCGTAGCCTCCATAAGGGGGATAGTAATAGGGCATAGTGTCCTGTGGCGCGTAGCGGCCATTGTCGTAGCGTTCCCTGCCCTGGTTGTCCCGGAAACGATTATCTACGTCATAGCTACGATCTCGGCGTTCTGCATCCTCGTAGTCACGGCGTTTCCCCTCATCCTCGTACTCGATTTTCATTTTTCTGCCGCCGGAGTTCAGCAGCATCATGCGGCCTAATCTGCTCATGTTGCATCCCCCTCTGCCTGTGCATTATTTGCGATCTGTGCAGTCCCGCTGATCGCCGTGAGCGAATTGTCGGGTGAACAGCAGGGACGGCCCAGCAGTTTGAAGGCGCCGCCGGTGGCAGACGTAGCTACTCGCGTGGAATAGCGCGTCCGTGTACGCAGGTTGCAAGCGGTTGCCTGGGTGCAATCGCATCTATTCAACGGATACAGCTGGGTACCCGTGCCGATTGTGATGAACACAGGCGCGGTGATCGTGGTTTCCGCCGGGATACGCTGTGCAATCACCAGGCAAACTTTCTGCCCATCCGCGTAGCTACCGGCAGGGATATTGATAATCAGGCCCGTGCCAGCGGTGAACGTTACGGACTGCGAAATCACCAATTTATTACACAGGCGGCAAATCGTTTTGCAGGCCATTATTTATTATCCCCTTTCAGTTCATCTAATTTTTCGGAAATTTCGCGCATCCATGCGCCGCCGAAAATCATCATAATTGCCGCGAACACAAAAAATTCGCTGCTGTTGTCCTGCTGGTAACACGGTGTAGAAGAGCACCCCAAACCGAAGCCATCGCCTGGCTTACTTGCTGCATTGGCCATTCTGCTACGCCAAATTATGTTCTGGAAATCTTGGAAATCATTGAAATCAAACATTTTTATTCTCCTTCTTTGCCGAAACAATCAGAAAATGCTATCATCAACAGCATAAGCGAAACGGATAAGCCGCCGTCCTCAGAGGTACAGGGAAATCCATTGTCTCGCAGCAGGATAACAGCTTCCCGCTGTTTTCCATCCCGTAGCATATCAACCGCTCTGTCGAAAATTTCTTTTTCCATGTGTCACCTCTCAAAAATAGGCGGCAGGTTTTAGCCTGCCGCCTTTAGTGTCACGGCATAGCCGGAATGTGTTAGATCAGCAACCGCAGCCGCTATTGCAGCCGCAGGCGGCGTTCCCGGTATAGGGGTTAGGCACCTGGTAGGCCGGGATAGGGGGCGGGTTGATAGCGTTGATGATTTTCGCCGTCTGGTCCGCCTGGGACGCCACCAGGTAGGTGTTCTGTGCGGCCTGGGATGCGGCGAATTTCAATCCCTGGTTTTCAGCCTGGAGCGCCGCAATCTTCTCTGCCTGCCGCGCGGTTTCCATCTGGTCAATCCGCGCAATGATCCGGTCGGTGTCGTTGTGCGTGGACTGGATGATGTCACGGGCGTTGGTTGCGGCGTTGTAATTGGTATCACAGAAGCCACGCTCCACCTGCCGCTGAGTATCGCAGCAGCAGGACTGCATCTGATTGCCCAGAGCCGTGAGGCCAGCCGTCACGCCGGTAAAACCGGTGTTCATGTTCTGGGTAACGCCGTTGATAAGCTGGGCGTTCTGATAGCCCATGGCGCAGATAGCGTTATCAACACCGTGGAAGCCGTTGGAAACCACCTGCTGCATGCCATTGAAACCGTTCAGCATCCCGGTATTCATAGCATAGAATCCATCGCACAGGCCACTCTGCACGCCGCGAACAGCGTTATCAAGGCCATTGAAGTTGAAACTCTCGCACAGGTCTGCGCGGGTGATAGCCCCCTGCATTGCGCCACCATTCGCGCCGTTGTTGCCCCAGCCCCAGCCGTTGCCGCCGAAGATCAGGGCGATAATTAGGAATGCGAAAATCCAGGAACCGTCACCGCCCCACATACCGCCGCCGTTGCAGTTGTTGTTATCAGCCTGTCCAGCCAGATAACCAGTCATCATTTCGTCTGCCATTTGACAAACCACCTTTCAGTTAGAATTGACGATTTTTGTCAAGATTCGCCAACTGAAAGGGTTATATTTTGTTACCGGTTGCTAGGAATCGTGATTCCTAACTGCCGGGCCACATCGTTGAGACTAACGCCCCGTTCATTTGCCATATTCTGGGCCATCTGCTGCAACTGCTGAGTTGATTTACCCTGCATCATCCGCATGGCCTGAGAAATCTGTGGATTCTGGCCTGCCAACTGTTGGAGCATACCCATTGGATTCCCGCTTCTAGCGGCCTGCATCAGAAACATCATGGGGTTCATTTGCATCATTTTTTATCCCACCCTCCATTTTTTCCAATTTTCTAACTCTGTCTGCCAGGGCGTTGAAATCATCCATCGTTACGCCCTGCGCCGGTTTTGGTTCCGGCTGTGGCGGCGCTAAACGGAATTCAGCAAAATCCGCCGCCCCAGTGTTCGGGTTGAATCGCTTAAAATATATGATTCCGTGGGGGAAATCAGGCATCAACGTACCAGGCCCCAGAAAATCAACCTGCATGGCAACCGCTTCCTCCCGGCCCGTTACTGGGCGGCAGATATAGCCGCTGTTGCTCTGCTGGATTATAGAAGGCTGGTAGTTCTGCCCCTGCTGGTATACCTGATTCTGTTGATAGCCCTGCACGTTTTGCATCTGGTTGGGCATTTGATAGTTGCCGCTGTAGTTCGGCACACTGTAAGCAGCCATAGTTATCACCCCTCGTTCTGAATAAATTTTACCATTTCCCACTCCCCTGCTTGTTCAAACCATGCCCAATTTCTGCTCAATTCCTGCCCAAATTATGCCCAACAAAAAGCCCGCCCCCAAAATGGGACGGGTTTCGACACTGGGAATGTGGTATTTTATGGATACCTTATTCTCCACCCAGAGAAAAGGCAGCCCCCACCGGCACGTTGCAGAAAACCGGCGGGGGCTTTTGTTTCGTCATATTGTACGGAAATTATACGGATATTTAGGTAATATGCCTATTGCGTTGTACGGAAAAAAGTCGTATAATAAGGACAGTTAAGAGAGAAACCCACAGAACAAAAAACGGAGGCAAACAAAATGACTAAGACCTACTTTTTCCCTGATGACTACACCGAATTTGACATTTTCGGTCAGGAGATGCCCGTTTGTATCGACCGCGCAGAGTGTGAGCGGCTGGCTAGAGAATATGAAATGACCGTGGCAGAATTCATGGACCACATGCATGAGGCCAGCGAGAGTGAGATTGCAGAGTACGGAGTGTATGCAGAGTAAGCATGGATGGAGGTTTGAGAAATGGATGATGCAAGAATCGAGATTCGCATGAGTACGGAGATGAAATCCCAGCTGCAAGCGCTGGCTAAGTCTGGAAGCATGACGGTGGGCGGCTATATCAAGTCGCTCATCCAGCGTGAGATCGAGAAGAGCAAGGGGACGGCATAACGCCGCCCCATCACTTCATTAGGAGGAACCATGGAGGAAACCAAAAAATCCGGTGTAAAGGGCGTCTCCTGGAACAAGAAAACCCAGAAATGGATCGTGAAACTATCAAACAAATATTTCGGGAGCTTCGCCAACCTAGAGGATGCCATCCAAAAACGTAGAGAGATAGAGACCAAAAAAACGACAACTCGCTTTTGTGTGGTTTGCGGGAAACCTATCCCGCCGGACAGGCATAAAAACGCAACAACATGCTCCGAGGCATGCGTGAAAGAAAAAAGTCGGCGTTACATGGCGGAGAAATATGAGGAGTACAAGAACGGACAAAGCCGAAGGCAAAACGGAAATCGCATGCATGCGTTGAGCGTATTCGTCCCGCAGAATATTTTAGGGGAGCTGAAAACAACAGCGAACAAGCGAAACATATCGCTCAGCGAGTATGTACGCGAACTACTCCAACAAGGTATTGAAAACGAAAAAAGGAGAAAGAAAAATGAAAACATATGAGATTTGGAAATGCACAAAAGAGTTCCCCTACAAAAAGAAGGAAGAGATTATAGAGGGGTGCACCATCCCGGACGAAGAGCCGGAAATCATCTCCGTGCATGAATCACTCACCGAAGCGGAAGCAGCGCTTAAAAAGTACAGCACCACTGCAAGGACGTATTCTAGCGGTGCCGGTAAATATATCGGTGTGACGGAATACTGTGTTGTGTCCTACGACCCGGACGAATTTGTTCAATCTGCGGATGTGCATGCAATCACAAAAATGGTTGAAGTGGATGAAATAGCGTAAAAGAACCTACCAAAAAGCCAAAATAAGCAAAAGCCCCTGGGACAAACCCAGGGGCTTCTTCACAGACTTTTCCGCCGAATCGACGCCAAATCATTATTCACGGTCCCCCGACTCACATCGAGTTCCGCAGCAACATCCTCAATAGCCCAACCTCTCCGGTAGTGCAGCTCAAACGCCGCCCTCTCCCGGTCCGTGAGCCAAGGGTTTCCGTGCATTTTTTCCAACTGGGCGGGGCTGTACCGATAGCGCGGCATACCACCACCCCCTCAGTCCAGCACCCCCAGACGGCCCAGCACAGCGGCCAGCTCATCCCGCTTGACAGGGCGCTCCGGCTCCTGCCCGTCCACGACGCCTTTCAGTGTGGCTTTTTCCCAGTGCCCCTGTTTTTTGCTCCACTCAGGTTCCGCCACAGCGGCGGCAAACGTCATAGCTTTGGTGTACAGCGCAAACGCCTGCGCCCCCGTCATGTTGGCGATCATCTTATCAATGTCCATCTCGTCATCCTCCTTTTTCGGCTGCTGAATGGTGGCCGGTTTTCTCGCCACGAAATAGTATTTTACCTGCTGCTTGAACAGCGAATAGTCCCCTTGCGTCCGCACCATCCGGGTGCTGGCAGGATCGTTGATGTAGATGGTATTCCCGGTGATTTTCCACACCAAGACGAAGTGCCCGGAAGACGTCCAAAGCCCACGGCCCATGCAGGCGATCACAAGATCACCCTGGTCCACGGCAACTTTGGCCTGGGCGTGGTAGGGGCTGTTTGGCTTGCCGTAGATGCTGGCCCCGTTGAGCATCTTGCAGGTCAGGCCGAAGCGCTTGGCGGCTGGGGCGAAGTAGCCGTAATAGGTCCCCTGGTGCGGGGCCTTGTAGCCGTGGGCCAGTGCCCAGGCGCACTCGGTCTTCGGCGTGACGGATTTGTCCGCCCAGGTTGCCAGCACCATCGCCATAGCGGTAGGGCCACAGCCGGATTTGCCGATAGTGGTGCTTTCTCCCTTGGCCGAGTAGCTGATATTCGACCAGCGCTGGTCAGTCTGGAGATAGGAGGTCGGTTGTTTATTCATGCAACACCATCCAATCCTCCGCCAGCATGTCGGACTGGGAAGCTAGCCAACCAACCTGTCGGCCTCTTGTACCGCAAAAGACCAGCGCATGACTGCCAATGTCACAATGAAAAGCCATTAGAGCCGGATCGTCTTCGTGCTGATAGTAGATGTTTTTTCCCAACTCTACCCACTGACCCTTTCCATTCCATCCGGCTCGGGCGATGCGCTCACCCTTCTTGGCAGCCTCCAGGGCAAGCCCGAAGTTCATGCCGTCAGTGGGCCTATAGGCTCCCTTGAACACCTCCTTGGGGCTCCAGCTCTCGTAGCCGTCCTCATAGCGGACCTTGTAGCCCTCCTCCACCGCAGCCCCAACAGGTACTGCATCGTGGATGGAGCAGACCTTTCCATTCACGCGGTTTGCAGGTTCGGCCTCAACGATCTTAGTTCCGATATAGCGGTTCATGTTCATCTTCTCCTTTTCGTAGATGCTTTTCTCTCGCGAGATATTCGCCCAGCGAGGGTCCGTTTGCAGGTAGCTGGTCGGTTTATCCATCGTTTTTGCCCTCCGTTTTCTTCGTGAAGAAATACGTGATGATCGCCCCGTAGGCCGTGCAGAACAGCGTCACAGCGTCCTGGTTCACATCCACCGGCGAAAACAGTAAGGCGATCATCGCCCCAGTCATAGCCAGCGTCACCAGGCTCTTCACGTCCAGCAGTTTTAGCAGTTGTTTCATACGTTTCCCTCCCTACAAAAAATCGTTGTTTTCCAGCCGCGCACGGTACACATTCTCAATGTGCCCAATGGAGATAGCAGCTTTATCATTCGGGAAATCTGGGTGCGTGGCACAGTATCGGTTGTACTCCGTGATATCCTCCAGGATTTCGTTAAAATGCTCTTGACTATGCCGCTCCCCTTGGAGTAGCTCATCCGCAAACCGCAAAATCCGCCCCCGCAAGCGCTTAGCTTTGTCCCTGGCGTCCGCTTCGATGTGACTTTTTAGCTGTTCGGAAATCCCGGACAACTGGTCCGTAACATCTCCCAGAATAGCTTTCCCGATTCTCCGGGCCAGCCACGTCCAGGGGTTGATTTTAATGGGGATAATCTCCACGACAACGGATGATCCCAACACAGCCAGGAGCGCCGTGATGATCTGTTCAGGTTCCATATTCTGGCACCTCTTTCTTTTGGTAGGCCCCCGAATGAACGGGGGCCTTTGTTTATTCCTGGTAGGCTTCCCACCCAGCCGGGTAGGCATCCGGTGCCCAAACGTTGCTGTCGATGGTCGAACGGTACAGCTTGCCCTTATAGCTGACAATATCGCCCTTGCTGTAGGCATCGGTAGCGCCCAACGGCTGAACCCACTCAGGATATCCACCGGACGTTACCCCGATTTTTTTATACAGGCTGGTTGCCGTATCAGGGGGCCACTGTTCAGCGGACGTGTGGGCCTGTAACACCTGGTAAAGTTGGGGGTCTCCTACGGTGTTTGTGCCGTAGGAAAACACATCCTTGATTTTGTAGGCGTGGCCTACCTCGTAAGCGGGGAACACAGTTGGTACCTCTAATAAGGTCTGGGCGTGTTCCTCCGGGTCCAACGTGGACAGGAAAAGTTGGATAGCCCGTCTCAGCTCCCGCACCGCTTGCAGTTTATCCATTTTTGTTCACCTCCTCCCCGAGCAGAGCCGCTAACAGCTCCTCAACAGTCACAGGTTTCTCCGGTTCCACGTCCGGGTGCTCTGCGTTGTATGCGTCCAGCTCCTCCTGGTCCACCACCAGCGCCGTCACAGTGCCGTCCTGCACGGTGAGAGTACAGAAGCCCTTGGTGTTGATGTAGTCCATCAGCAGGGTATCGGGGAGAGAGACGGAGTTTGGGAAGGGGATGGTGGTGGGGTTGCCGTGGTTGGGGCCTTGGGTGTTGATGTAATACATGATTTTCCTCCCTTCTCAGCCGATGGCGATGGCGGTGTATTTATAGCCAGAAATATTTAACTGTTCGTGCGTACTGTTGAAAGACCACCAAAAAATCTCATGCTTCGATTCACTACAATTTAATGTAGACGTCCAACCACTATTACCGATGATAAAACAGCCTCCACGTTCGGAAAATGGATACAAAGTTCCTGTATATGTTCTGTTATTGTAGTCCCCACTCATGATTATCAAAAGAACCTTTGGTGAGAAATTGAATGTGAGAGAATTTTTGTTATCCTCCCCATACGTCCCCGTCCCAACATAACTAACAACCTGCACCCTCGCTTTATCCCCCAAACACCCCAGGTACTCAATGGTGGTGTTCGCTGGGATAGCGGCGTAGCCGGTGACGGGTTGGTAGCGGTCGGCGTAGACAATATTTCCGACTCTGGTAAATATCGTGTTGGATGGAAAGAAAACAATCACCGATGAGGCAAAATCGGTATCAGTGTTATTACAATACGCGAATTTTCCTTGTAGCTCGTTTTTCGCCGTGGTTGCTGCGTTTGTTGTCGTTCCATCAATATAAGTTCCCCCGGTAGTTGCTAATGTGCAAGTGCCATCATCGGAGACGGAAAGGGCAGCACTGTCGTTCCAGTACGTTCCGACGCCACCAGGAGAACTTTTGCTGGTGATAGCAAAACTCCCTGTTTTTACATCCCCCAACGTATACCCTGCCTCTTTCGCGTCGCTCCCCTCCTGGTAGGCGTTGCGGTTGGTGGAGACGGGGTAGGTTACGGTGGTTCCGGCGGGGACGCCAATCACTTGTTGGCGCTTACTTGCCGCGATATACCACCTGCCGCTCTCTCCATTCAACAAGCCTTTCGTCATCGCGGCGTCGGCAGGAATCCACCAAATTTCACCGATTTTAAAGTGGGACATCCCTGTTTCAACCTGGGAAATCATTTTTATAAATTTCCCCTTAAATACGTTAGCTTTTGATGCATCATCATTCCACGGCTTAATAGTGATGGTGCTGGGATTTTTGATGCCTGTAATAGTTCCATCTTTGTTTACTGCGATTTCACTGCCGTATTCAAAAGTTCCGGAAGAGTCGGATGTAGCACTATTATTCGCCCATTTGATATAATGCAAGCCTTCCTGCACTGCGCCTAAACTATACGTTCCGTTGCCACTCGTGATAGTTTTACGCCACACATGCAAATCCCCCGCATGTGCCAGGACGTTGAACATGTCATTGGGTACCGCGTCCCCGGTAAGTCCAAGGGTCAGCGCGGTCACATCTTTCAGCAGGTTTGCCTTGTTCAGAGGCGTTCCCACCTGCTGAAATCCCGCGTTGTTAATGCCGTTGAAATCAATGGGGAATGTACCTGCCTGGAGCATTGCCAGGGCGTCCGCCCAGCTAGTCCCAGCGGGTACCGCACTTTTCAAGAATCGGCTGTTGCCGGTACCTTTCAGAATCGAATCTTTCATAGTTCATACCTCCCCTGCGAATACTTCCCCGCTTGTAATCAGGGTGATTTTCAGCGCGTCAATGGTTGTGTTCAGGTTGTACAATATCGTTTCGATAGCGTTTGCACCTGAATAGGTCAGGCCGGTCAACGTGTCGGGCGCTTCCGGTGTACCCTCCGGCAGCAGGAACGCCGCATGGATGTTTTTTACGTCGCTGATATACTGCGCCGCCTGCTCCGGGGTTGGGATATCACCGTTGGACCAGTCCGTTTTAGGAGCTACCTCAACAGAGGTACCAGCATCATCACGCAATCTGTCCCGAAGGTAAGCCACTGCCTGGCCGACACGATTCATATCGGTATAGTTGTAACTCCCCTTTATCACGGTCAGAAACTCGGTAATTTCCGCTTCCGTTGCGTTTCCTGTGCTGATTTTCTGGGCCAAACTAACGGCTTCGGCAACATCCGACGCTGTGCGATCCGTGATTAGGGCGTCGATGATACTACCGTTTTCTGTAATTGAGGAATACTTTACACCCATTGAATCACCTACCATTCTACAATTACACACCCAGGTTTTCCGTTCTCCCCGGCTGTGCCCTCCGTGGCTCTTGCGGCTACATAGGTATGATACATGCCGGTTTCTTTGTCTTTGCGCTGGGCATATTTGCCATTGCGTCCTTGCTTGCCGCCTGCGCCGCCCGAACCTTCCAGGCCGGTGATTGTACCGGCGTAGTCAGCGCCCTTCTGGGCGTACACAGCGCCGCTCTGAATGTCCATCAAACCGGAGGTGTAGATTTTACCGTTGGCGGACGTGAACACACCGAATGTGGTAGCGCCTCCGTCCGTGCCCTTGGTACCATCCTGTCCCTTTGCGCCACCAGCGCCGCCGGTACCAGCCGCGCCACAAGTGTAGGTATATGCCTGGTTTTTGGTGGCGGTTGTTTCGATAATGAATACCTTGCCGCCATTGCCGCCGATGCCACCATCGTTATCCTTCGGGTCGAAGGAATCACCCCACAGCATATTACCGCCGCCGCCGCCCATGCCACCATTGCCGCCGCCGATCAGCGTGAGTTTGATAGCACCAGCTTGAGGTGCTGTCCAGGTACCGGAACCAGTGAGAACGATTTTGTTCTGATACATGGAATCATTGGGAGACTGCACCAGTTCGGACGGGCTGGAACGCATAACACCATCCTCTAGGGTAAGCTGCTGTTTGTACAGTCGGGCGGAAATGGTGCTTTTGAATTGCGTATCTACCGCTTGGATATCACCGCACTCACTGGATGGATTACCACGGCTTTTAACGCTGAACGAACGTCCGCCGTACTCGAATAAACAGGAAATAACCGCCTTTCTGGCATCCGCTTCTGTGTGAATAAACGGGTTATCGACACTCAGGGATACTTCGGATTCGGTGTTGTTCCCGGAAAAAGTGACTTCGTTGTTGTTGTCCAGCTTAAACGTGATATCCGCTATATCATCGTTTGCCGACATTTCCGGGTATTCGTACATGTTGTCTAGGGTAATTCGATTACCTTCATCCTGGGCCAGCTTACCGACACGCAGGTAGCCGGTCGCAAAATCCTGCCGGGGCCATGCGTTGATTGCCATGCAGAGGAAGCGTAGCATCTCGCCGCATTTTTTATCCTTGATATCGTCCTTCGTGGCTGTAATGGAAATATCCTTTACAGCATCTTCCACGATGTAGTTTGTGCGGAAGTTTGTGCCCAGGCTCGCCATAATAGCCTCTACCCAGCCGGATACTTTCGTTGGCAGGGTTTCGGGGGCGATGAAATTTCTCTTGGTCAGCGCCCCGATCACATCCACCAAGGACCATTCAACGGTGAGGTCTTGGAGTTTCCAGCCTGCGCTTTGCTGGTAGTAGGTACCGCCGGGCAACCATTCGACAGTCCCATCTTCTAGGTATAGACCCAGCTCCACGACGATTCTTTGCCGATCTTCGATAGACGTAAAAATCGTGTTCGGGGCGTAGGGATCGAAACGATGGTCTTTGTTTTCTACCCGAATGTCACAGGTCGAATATGGGATTTTCAGCCCGGAAAACGTCACTTCCGTTAGAATGTCCACGGACTGCAAAACTTTCGTATCCCACGTTTCATAGAGACCGAACAGCAGGCGCAGAACACGGACAACGCGGTTAGGTAGGGACCATTTTTTAATAGTCAGCCGCGCCCGTGTGGGATAGTTCACCGTGAAGCCATCGATAACAACACTGGTATCTCGGTTGTTCGTTACAACCCTGGTATACAGAAGGTTATCGCCACTCCAAACATGGATTTCAAACTCGGTTGGGTATCCGTCCGCTGATTTGCTGGAAAACTGCGTTGTGACGGCCTGTAAAATCTCGATGTTGGACACTGCGATTTCGATGTAGGGATAGGGTTCAGAAAAGCTTCCATCCTGGCCTGATAGGGTCTCCCCTTCCCAACCAACCTGTCCCCTTCTGTCCGCTGGGTCGCTGGGCCGGATGGTAAAACTACCATCCAGTACCCAGCGATTCAGTTCCAGCGTTGCGATAGTATCCGGGCTTTCATCGTTGCCACGATTCGTCACCTGGGCAGAGTTAGAGATAGGCCCTTCCTCATTGGGGGTGATGCTGTTGATGGTTGCATCCGGGTCTACCAGGTCGAACACTGCCCGGACTAGCTGTTTCCTGGAATCGGCCACGACGGCGGCTTCATATTCTGCGCTGTGTTTAATCATGGCCGTCGATCTCCTCAAATACCAGTTTGTACCCGCCCCAGGTGGGGCCAGCGTCTCCCCAGCGGGTGAGCGTGGGTTGTGGTTGCTCTACCAGGTGAAACCACCCCTGCACCAGCTCTTTCCCGCCGGTAGAGGGCAGGAAAAAGAGCTGATGCCGACGCCTAGCTTTCATAGCCTCTGCAATCCGCTGCATTGTGGCATAGTCGATTGCAGACCATTCCAGTTCCACGTGCCAGATGGTGGCGCGGACTTCTTCGATACGCCGCCCGGAAATCATACGCTCTGAGACGCCCAACTCTTCCTCATAGGCGGTGTAGTCCCCCTCTTCCAAATCTTCGACTTCGATTCCATCAATAGAGAGGAACATGTTCCCAGTATCTTCATTCATTTTCCCACCCCCTTAATCGCTTACAATGCGTGGGCTTTGGTCTTCCACAGCCCGGATATCATCAATCAGGCCACGGGCAACCTCTTTGCCGTTCAGGTTCAGCACGATTTCCTTGCTTCGTCCCTGGGCGCTGGATGCTAGGACAATGGCATTTGCCAGCCCGGTCATATCCTCGGTTTTCAGAGACGCGGCCTGCGCCGCCTTATCGTTTACCGTACCAGTCAGCCGCCCAGAGAAGTCGGAAACATCGGCGTTTACCGTCCTGGAAACAACGTCGGCAGCGTTGATTCTATCCAGCTCTGCCAGGATGCTATCAGATACGGATTTTGCTATTGCAATAGCCCGTTCTCCACTGATAGCCAAGCCATCGCCGAAAGCGTCCATTGCTTCCTGCCCAGCAGGCTTAAACTCATCCGGCATCTTATCCAGGTATTCGTCATGGATAGCGTCGATCTCCGTCTGATAGATGGATTGGGCCACCTTTTTAGATGCTGCTTCCTTCTCCTGCCACAAGGCCATATAGTTCTCATACTGGTCATCCGCCATGCCCAACAGGGCGTTGGCGTACTTCATGGCCTTTTCTTGGTCCAGTCCCAAGACTTCATCAAGCAAGCTATCCGCAATGCCGCGGTCTTTCAGGGCCTGGATGGTATCTCCATACTTGTTGATAGCGTCGATACTCTTTTGCAGGTTTGTCAACTGGAAGAAATCATCTTCCTCGGTGAATAGATCAACGTCGCTTAACTTGCCCTGCAAACTATCCCGGCTGCTTTCAACAGCGTTCAGTGCCTTTTCGTAGTTGTTCTTGATTTCGTTCAGGGCATCCGCTTGGGATTTCAAGGCTTCCTTCTGAGCCGCTTCCTGCTTTTGGAGCTGTTTCTCATTCCAATCTTCATTAAGCTTGTCGATATCAGCCTGAATTTTTTCCCTGTCCTTGACTTCGGCCTTTGCTAGCTCGTCATTCTTTTCCTTTAGGCTTTTCTTGTACTCGGCAAGTTCTTTTGCCGCTGCACGTTCATTAGCTGCCGTTTCGATTTTTTCAATCTCATCGTTCAGCTTTTCAACCTCTTTGGAAACGATGTTAGCAACGTTTCTAGCTGCATCACGGGCTAGTTTGATGTTTTCTTTCAAGCCATTCGCAAGGCCCTGAATAATGTTTACGCCGTATTCGTAGAACACTTTGGACGGAGAATTAATGCCAAGTAGGTTTTTGACCTTATTTTTGACCGTATCGGCAATTTCTTGAGCTTTTTTCTTTAATGCGCCTAACTTGTTGGAAATACCATTGATAAGACCTTGAACGATGTCCCTACCGATGGATTTCAGTTGTCCAGGCAACGAAGAGAGCGTTGATTTGATGTTGTTTTTAACCTCTACCATTTTGGCACGGGCACGCGACGCCATCTGGGAACCCCAACTAACCAAAGCGGAAAGTGCACCTGCTAAAGCGCTCCTAATTTTGCCTGGGAGAGTTGAGAAAAACGTGATAGCCGCATTTACAGCGTCGCTTGCCGCCTGCCGCATGTTGGTAACGGTGGTAGATGCCCAGTTACGGATAGCAGCACCAGCGGTTGTTAATGCACCGGTGATTTTAGATGCCAGATTGCTGAACCATGTGACAACTGCGTTGATAGCATTTGTTACCGCGTTTACCATCGCGGTTTTTACATCGTTTCCCCAACTACGAATAGCAGCACCAGCCGCCGTTAAAGCGCTGGTAATCTTGCTTGCCAGCCCAGAGAACCACGTAACAACTGCATTGATAGCATTGGTTACAGCGTTTACCAGCGCTTCCTTCGCCGAGGTGCCCCAGTTGCGAATAGCTGTCCCCGCCGCTGTCAATGCGTTAAAAATGGCATCCGGTAGATTCTGGAACCAGGTGATTACCGTTTGGATTGCATTAGGTAAGGTGGTGCCGAAAAATGTAATCAGCGCACCAATTACCGTTACAACGGCGGTAATTACGTTTGCCAAAAATTCAAGGGCAGCACTGAGGGCTGTGATAGCTACCGTTGCCGCAATTTCAGTGAATTTTTGGAAAAACTCACTGATTGCCGCCGTTCGCTCTGGTGTAAAGACTTTGCCTATGGCTTCTCCTAATGTGGAAAATGCCGATTTCACACCTTCAATAGGGCCGGAAATCCAGCCTGCAACGTCGGGGAATAGGTTGCTCAGCCCATCCAGGATGAGGCCTCCCAAATTGCTGAGAATCCGTCCGATGGTCGGCCCGACGTTTTGAACGACTGTAACAACGCTCTGGACTAGGTTCTGTGTAAGCGCACCAAGGTCTGCATCTGGGCTTGCCAGCCCGACGAGCCAGTTTTCCCAAGCGCCCTTCATAGAGTTTACGCTACCCTCGATGGTGGTAGCCGCTTCCTTCGCCGTGGTGCCAGTGATTCCTAGGTTGTTTTGCACCGCATGGATAGCCTCGATCATTGTCGCAAACGACACATTATCCAGGCTGCTGATTTTTTTACCAAGGACGCCTGAATCATTGATTAGGCGAATCATTTCTGATTGCGTGCCGCCATAACCCAGTTTTAGGTTATCGAGCATTGTGTAGTTTTGCTTAGCAAAACCTTGGTAAGCGTCCTGTATGCTCTGCATGTCGGTGCCCATCTTGTTGGCGTTGTCCGACATATCCGTGATAGCTCGGTTAGCAACCTCTGCCGCCTTGTTTACATCACCGCCCAGGCCAGAAATCAGAGACGCGGCGAACGATGTAGCCGTCTCCATGTACTGGTTAGCAGAAAGCCCAGCTGTTTTGTAGGCGTTAGCGGCGTACTGTTGCATCGTGCCGCTGGCCTCTTTGAATAGGGTATCAATGCCGCCTACGTTCTGCTCATAGGAAGCGTAGGCTTCGACAGCCTGCTTGCCGACGTCGATCATAGCCTCGCCGAGTTTTTTAACGGCTTCGATAGCTAACTCAACGCCTTTGGCAGCAAGGTTGCCCATGAAGGTGCCCTTGAAAATATCGCCGAATTTACTAGCACTGCCACCGGCTTCATCCATCTGGTCACCGGCATCATCGGCAGCATCGCCTAATCTGTCTAAGTCTTCCTCTGCATCATCAGCGGAATCACTCAACCTATCCAAATCCTCACGAAGATGGTCCGCGCCGTCCGAGTTTGTGCTAAATGGGTCGTTTCGCAGTTCATCGAACGATGATTCAAGATCATCTAGGTAGGAATCCATATCGTTCAGTGAATTCCCCAGGTTTTGGGCACCATCCGCCGCCGTAGAAAACGGATCGTTGTTCAGCTCATTCAGTGAGGCGTCGATTTCATTAAGATAGGTATCAATATCCCCAAGGGAACCAGAAATACCCTCTGACATGCCCCGCGAAGCGCTGGAAACAGTCTCAAATGAACCAGTGATACCCTTTAGGTTGTTTGCTAATGCTTCGGCAGCAGATGAAACTTGTTTGAACGAGTTTATTACTTCACTAGCATCACCGTTAATCTCGATGGTGACAGAACCATCGGCCATTTACATCACCACCTTAATCACCTTTCCCCTTCTGTTTGATGTATTCCTCTGCCTCCTGGTATCTCCTGTTGATTTGCGCCAACAATTCAGCGTCGCGTTCTTCCACCGTCATGTGCTTTTTGCGGTCTACGGTATCCTTGATAGCGTAGATTTCGCGCATTTTCTTGAAATGCTTGCGGCGCGTCCGGTCTAACTTGTTTAAGTCCGCCGTTCGGTACATAATCCGTTGCATAAAATTGCTTTCATGCGGCAGGTTGAACAGCAGGCGGCGAAACTCCCACCAATGTAAGTCTGTTTTCGTAAGGTCGATGTTGTAGTAAGTAAGAAAAGAGGAAGAGATAGCTTCGGCATCCTGCTCAAAGTCGTATACTCTCCCTCCCTTCTTCTTATCCCCTTGTTTTGGTTCTCCGTCGGCTTGATTGTACCCACGGAAAAAGCCAAGCATGGCATCAACAGCGGCCTTAACATCGGCAGGGACAGAACCTCGGTAAAAAAGGGATAAAAGCCCGGCAACGTCCGGCTTTTCTTCCTTCAATACCTCTAGTTCTATCGCCACTCCGACGCGGAAGCTAGGGTCTATTGGTACCCGCTTCCCGTTGACTTCAACATGATCCGGTAGCGCACGAAATGGGTTAGTTCGCATCGGACTTGCGCAACTTCACCCGCTCGGCGGCTTCTGCGCGGCGTCGTGCCCGTTCCTCTGCGCGTCTCTGCTCCCGGTTGGTGGGGGTAGCTACAGCACCGGGCACAGGAAGCCCGTTCGCAATGTCCTTGATGGAAACCATCTCTTCCGCCACCCGGCGGACGAAATCGCCGTAAGCGAACACGATAGCTTTCAGGTTGCTTCTGGGGCCGAAACACTTTTCAGAGGTGCCTTCCCCGATGATGGTATCGAAAAAGTCCCGAACCAGTTCGCACATGCCCTTCGTGTAGGCAGTGAAATCATTGGGCAGTGCTTCGGTTTCCTTCTGCACACGTTCCAGCTCATTGATGAACAGCTCCATGTTTACCGTGTCGAAAGTGTCATACTCCACGGCAACGCCGTTGATGTTATAGGTATCCATGCTTAATCCTCCTTATTTTTGGTTACACGTCGGCGGAATAGGTGTACTCGGTGGGGGCGGCAGTTGCCATGATATCCACATCGATCTCAGCGGAAGCGCCTGCCTCGCCGGAACCGTCCGAGTTCACGATAACGGCAGCGGTGCCCTTTTCGCCCTTGCCGGTCAGCAAGGAGAAATAGACGTAGGGCACGATAACGGCCTGGCCGGTGCCGAACTTGATAGCGTGAGACAGAGCATAGTCCTGGAAATCATCACCAAACATGCGATCACCGGTGACGTTGAACGTGCGCTGGGTGGCGGTCTTGGTGGTCACCTTGCCGTTTCGGATGTAGGTCTTGTCTTCGCTCTCCGGGTTCAGCTGGGAATCAACGTTAGTGATGCCGCCCTGGACAACCACATAGTCCCCGATTTTGCCAGTGGGAGAAGAGGCAATGTCAACGGCCAGGACAAAATCGTCGGCAGTGGCAACGCCGGAATAGGAAGGAGACGGTTCCTTGCCCGTCATAAGGGTAGAAAGTTTCATTTTTTCATTTCCCCTTTCAGTTGGAAAAATAGTCCATAGTCATCAGAATTTGATGATCTTCGGTGTTATCTTCGTACCGGGCGAACATTGCCGCCCTGGTGTTGCAGGTAATTTTAGTTGCCTGTTTCCCATCCCCCAGATAGGGCAACGGGCGGCGGGATACAGCCCAATCGCCAATAGCATCCAGAATTTCATCAGCTTTCAACCGGTCGTTGTTGCTGGATGGTTGCAGGCGATAGATGATTTTGAATTGATACTGCCCCTGATACGCCCCGCGAACGTATTCCTTGATTTTGTAGGCCCCTTGGATAGTAGAAAGCGCCATACCAGGCTGATCGGAAGGAAGATACTCGAAGGCAATATTGGCAGGCTTATCTTCGCACTGATTCAGCCAAACCAGTAGCTTTCTGGAAATCTGGTCGGTTTCCGCCTTGGATACCATGCGTAATGGTTTATCATCCATTCAATATCACCTCCGTATACTTCTTTACCCAGTTCGGCAGATTCATAGCCTTAGAAGCGTCAAACCAATGGCTTTGCGCCTGTCCGTGCATCGCTTTGGTGAATACCAAGCTCTTGCCGTTTGCCACCTTAGTAGCTCCTGGTCTGGCCCACGGGCTTCCGGTATCTGGGTCAACCAACACCTTACCTTCCCACAGAAAACGGGCATATGGTCCGGGGTATACGATGGTATCCCCCTGCACCCTAGCTCGTCCCGCAAGGGAACCTGTAAGGGCTGGAACAAACTGGTCGGTGTCTTTCATGGCTTCGTTTGCCAAAACTTCTTTGGCTCGTTCTGCACGCTGGGCGAACTTGGCGGCGTCAATTTTTACATCAACCTTAACGCTAATCATCAACGCCCACCAACTTCCCAGTGTCTCATTTCATCCGAACCAAAGTCCTTCTCATCTACCGAATTGATTCTGTATACATCGTCATGGGTCCTGTTAATCCACTGGAAATCTTTCTCAGGTTCGATTACTTCACCCTTGACGATGAATGTAGAAACATCGGTAGGCGGCGCAGAATCCAGCGTCCACAGGCCGCTTTTATCAGCGGCGGCATGGTATTCCTTCGGGGATACATACCGCTTGATTTCGGCTGTCTGCCCGTCGTAGGCTTTCACTCTGAACGGGATGTATACCGTCACCGCGTCGGCGTTTTCCATGCCGGAAGAACGGACGTTTGCGGCCTTGGCAGCATCCAGCAGCACCCCTTCCAGCACCGTGATATTAGTCACTTGCTCGAAAGTTACCTGATCCTCAGTGATGATATACAGGGTGATGGTATGTGGAAACATCGTCACCAGCAGTCACCCCACTTTGCCATCGGGTAGCCGGTAGCCTGTAAAAAACCGGTACCTTGCAGGTAGATTAACAACGCGCTTTTTTTGCGTGCTGTTAGCAGCTGCAGGTCTGCCGCGCTCAGAGTTTTGGTACCGTAGCTCCGGGACCATCCCCCCACCGATTCGCTAGAGATGGAACCGGTGGAGGAAAAGGTCAGGGCGTTCAGCCTGTTTTCATCTTGGAAGATTTCAGCAAGCTCACAGGTAGCCATTTGCACCGCCACCAAATCATCACCAGCCGCCGACATAGCTTTTCCTCTAGTGGCGGCGTTGATGTAGGCGGTAGCACGGATAGCAAGGCCGTTGAAATCAGCTTCTTCAATGGCGTTGCCGCCGTATTCGTTTTTGTAGAACTCATAGGTTGCGTAAGCCATTGATTAGCTCCTTTCTCAGGCTACCTTGATAACGTAAGTCTCATCCATGCGCTCGAAAGAGGGCAGGACGATTTCGGAGACGGTGGTTTTGGTGTTCACGGGATCAGAGGTGGTAGTCACCGCAACAGCAATGCCGGTATCAACCAGGGACACATCAGCATCTGCCTTGCCCATCAGAGTGCGCTCTTCGGGGGTGGTGCCGTACCAGGTGGAACCCAGTGCGCCCTCAGGCAGCAGGGTAACCATATCGTCAGGATAGAATTTGTGAGCAGTGCCAGCCTCATCCTTGTACTGCTTGGAGTACACGATGATGGTCACGCCAAGCTCGTTCTGGAACAGCTCATTCACTCGCGCATCGGTCATAAACACGTTGGCGGTGATGTTCTGGGCCAGCACAGCGGACTTGATTTTGGCGTTGGCTTTCAGGTAGCCCATGGTCTTCTTGCTGCACAGCATGATGGTGGGCCGGGTGCCGGTGTTGGATTCCACGGAATCCAGGGCGTCCTGAATGTCAGACATGGGGTCGGCGGTATCGGTGGCGCTCCACTTCTTGGTGGCGGTGGTGATTGCGTTGTAGTTGTTGGTCTTGTAGCTGCCGTCGGTGTCGTAGTTGTAGGAATACTGCACGCCACCAGCTTCCAGGACGATTCTGGGAGAACCATCGGTAACAGGGGCAAGCAGCTGCATACGCATACGCTCAGCCACGACACGGGCACCCTCAACCAGGGTGGAAGCATCGTCGTAGATGGAGGACAGGGCAGAGGCCAGGTAGGGATCATTGCCGTCGACGATACGCATGATCTCCTGCTCATCCTCCTCCTTCACCAGCATGGACTCACGGAAAAAGGCCATCTGGGTCTCATCGACCTTGATACCCTCGCGGCTACGCAGGGTAGACTTGGCGTCGAAGTTGGAGGGGGCCAGAGAAACGGGCAGGCCCTTGTGGGACTTGATCCATTTCAAATCCAGGCCCATCTTCTTCTTGGCAGGGAAGAAACCCTCACCCAGATAGGCCATACGGTTAGACGCGGCCTCGGTCTGCTGCACAGCAATAGCGGCAGCGCTGAAAACATCAGAAATGTTCATTGTGTATCCTCCTTCCTTACATGAATACGACGTTCTTCATAGCGGTCTTGGCGGCAGCATCCACGGTAACACCGGAATGTGTCTGCGCCTTGGTGGTGTTGATGTAGCCGCCGATAACGATAGTGCCCTGGGGGCGATCCTCGTAAACATCCCGCAGCAGGACGCCGACGGCGGTAGAAGTCTGACTACCGGATTCGCCGGAAGTCGCGGCTTTCTTGCCATCAGCCGCCATAGGAGTGCCAGCCTTGCAAACGCCGCTGGTAAATGCGGTAGAATCCAGAGTAAGGGCCTTGCCCACATACTCGGAGTTGTACAGGATTTCCACATCCGAAGGTGCGGAAACCTCAGAGTATTTCATGGTGCCTAATGCCATTTTTGTCACTCTCCTTTATACTGCGACAAAACATCGCTGTACGTTTTGTTGTTCTGCGCGGTAGCCGCACCGATGCTTTTTGCAAGAGCGATACCGATGTTTTCGGTGCCGTTGTCCTTGCCCCCTGCGCCGACAGGTCGACCAAAAGAAGGGGTAGGTTTGTGAGATGCAAAAGCGCCGGGGTCAGCCTCGCGCTGTGCTTTCAGGAAATCGTCGAAACCTTCCAGTGCGCCGTCTTTCAGGGTCAGGCCCTTGGCTTTTAGTTCGTCCCTGAAAGCGCGTTCAGCGCCCTTGGACGAAAACTTGACGTTTGCGCCGGTGATAGCAGCAGAAGCGGCGGCGGAATAGTCTCGTTCCGCAATCTGCGACTTGTAGGCTTCTGTGTCTTTGTCGTACTTGGCTTTCAGTTCATCCATCTGAGCTTTGATCTCATCGGCAGAACCGGCGTTCTTTTTCAGCTCTTCGAGGTCCTTGTCCCGGTCTGCAAGCTGGGTTTTTAGGTTTTCGGCGTCCGCCTTGGCAGCTTCGGCGTCCGCCTTGGCAGCTTCGGCCTTGCCCTTCTCCCGTTCGATATCCTTGCCATTCTCAGCAAGGACCTTGTCGATGATCTCATCCTCTAAGCCAAGCTCTTTCAGATATTCGCGTTTCATTGTTCTCTCCCACGACTACGCTTATTTACGCGGGTTGCATCCGCTGTCGCCCGTAGTTTTACGACGTCGGGGCGGTCAAAAATAAAAAAATAAGCCAAAAACCAACGTTTTAGTTGATTCTTGGCTCAAAGGCTCAGGTTATTTGGGTTTTATTTGCTTTACTTTGCTTCTTTTTGCTTACGTTTGCTTTTTGTTTGCTTTTTGTTTGCTTACGCTTGATTAATTTTGGTTTCGTTTGGTTATCCAATCCATTTGATTTCACCGTACCAATCACAACGTCTACCGTTGTTTTTGCCGGTGCATTTCACCAGGACGCCGCAGGCTCCCGGCTTTACCGGGTGAATCTTTTTCCCGCATTCGGGGCAACAGAACCAGGTTTGTCTGTTGATGGTTTTAATCATCGTCTTCCTCCTGGTCTGTTCCGAAATACAGGTTGAAGAACTCTTTCATAGCCTCCACCTGTTCCGGGCTTGTTCCGTCAAACTCAACGGTAGCGGCGCGGGTGGCATCCTCTACCTTTTCAGCTACGGTAATCTTCAATATACCACCTTCGTCCTTTCACGCTGTAACGGCAGGTTGGCCGCTTCGCTGAATAGCCTGTATTCACGGTTCAGTAGGCGTATCTTTGCTTTTGCCGCTGTCGCGTCCTTGGCGGCTTCCTCTGTTCCAAGGGCTTCCATTGCTATTTGAATACGTTTTTGTTTGCGTATTGATCGTTCTATTTCTCTTTGCTTTTGGGATGCTTGGTATTGATCGTAGGTTTTTCCTTGGTATTCAAATGGCGGTTGGTCCATTTCCCTAAGTTGTTTTTCTGTGTACGTTCTGGTCGAAACACCTTCAACGTATGGGTAAAAATGGTGCCTACAATTAGCTAAGCTCCCCCGATTCCTGTTACATCGCCATATCCACACGATTTAACGAAATCGGGGTATTTTCCTTCTCCCACTTTGCCACCTCCTTCACTTTAGATAAATCCCAATTGTTCATTTGAAGTTTTTTCCAAAGTGTGGTTTGATTAACACCAAGAATATCAGCCCACTCAGAAATTGTATGCGATACACCCATATATTTGATTGTGTGGTTACTTCTTCTGTTGTTAGCTTGCTGTTTCATGGTCGCCCATCTACAATTAGAAGGCTCATAATTTCCATTTACGTCAATTCGATCTATTGTAAGCGTTTCTGAATAGCCGTTTTTATAAGCCCATTCTCTGAATACAGAAAAATCATGCCATTCATCGCAAACAGAAATCCCGCGGCCCCCATAATCTTTGTAGCTCTGTTGGAACTCGCCGTAACACCTTCTGTGCATTTGTCTCCAAATTTCGTAAAGTCGCGTCCCAAATCCGTTGTGTTTCGTGTTCATTTTTGTGACACGTTCTGATATGTAACAACCACAGCTTAGTTGTTTTCCACTTCGTAATAGGCTTCCTTCTACTTCGCAAAATTTGCCACATTCACATTTGCACAGCCATATATAATTTCCAGATTTTCTTCTTCCGATTGGTTTTATTGCGGTAAGCCTGTTGTATTTTTTACCACTTATATCAATCATTCTTGCCATATTACTGCCTTTCGTAATTGCCTTGTTTTTTGAACAAGCGGAAGATGGTAAGGCAGTCCACTTTTCACCCCGTCGAGCTATCCGCTTGTATCAAACTTATTTATTCCATTGGAAAACTTTTCCTTGCCACAGAGTATGTGCTTCCCAGCCATTCGGACCGTTTACATTTCTTGCGCCGCCATGGGCGGACACTTCGACTAGGTTAGTTTCCAGCCGCTCCATGCTCTGCTCTGCATATCGCTGGCAGGTTTGATTCACCCCAGTCATCACAGCACGTCGAGCGGCTACGTCTGCTTGATCGTAATGTACCTGCCCATTGGATTCGTAGCGGATAGACGTTAGGCCACCAGCGGCAAGCTGCTTTGTGGCGTGGGCTATCGCTTCATTGTAGCTGATAGTCCCAGACATTACTTCTGTTTCTGCCATATCCAGCGCCCATTGATAGGCTTTCTTTGGTTCCAGCCACTTAACAACCTTGCCGTTGCGTCGGACTGCAAACCCCATTGATTGAGTTAGGTTTCGCAGTTCGTCTTTGGTCTGCCGCCGAATAGTTTCCACATCCACATCATCAACAATGTGGCGCGGGGCGGTAATCTCTGCCGCCGTTGCTAATGTACCGTAGTATTTGCGATTGCGCTCTACTACGCCGTCCATGATAGCATCTACATTATCAAGGCTGGTTTGCGTAGTCTCCGCAATGGCTGTTGTGATTTCATCCAGCGTTATCCCGTGGGCACGCAGTTCCCGGATATCCTCAACAGTCACCTGATTCAGATCATCGGATACCACCAGCCGCCAACAGATTTCTTGTAGAAGCCGATCTTCCAGGCCCCGGAATAGTTCGGCGATAGGCTCAGGCAGGGCATCTAGGACGGCAGGAGAAAACGGGTACTTCATTATTCAAGTTCCCCTTGCGGCTCATCGACCATTTCCTCCATCCCCGGCAGCATAGCTCTGGCCGTTTCTTCATCCTCACCGAAATGTTTCTGCCGGAACTCATAAGCGTTAAGAATACCAGCAGATACCAGTTGCAGGTCAGCAGCCATTTCTGCGCGGTTGCTCTCAGGATCATCGAGCACACCATCGCCGAAGCTGAGATGCAGCTCATAGTCCCCCTGAGGGGCCAGGGCGTACAGTGTAGCGTATACATCCATCGCATATACTAGATCGTCCAAGGCATCCCCGAACGCCTGCTGAATGTGGCTCTCGGTGATGTACTGTCTCTGCTTACTGGCCAGGATTTCCGTCGATGTTTTTTCCACGCTGGACGGGTCGGAAATCGTTCCATAGGCTAGGCCTGTCTGGAATTCGATTTGTTTCAGGATGTTTTGAAAGCCTCTGTAAATGGCATCATCCCGGAACGCCGGGGAAAACTCTTTGAAAAAGTCTCCATCCTGGGACATAAACGGCCCAAACTCATAGAGCCGATTTCGTCCGAAATCACGGGCGTTCCCGCTGGTGTATTCTGCAAAAATCTTGCGTTCGCCCGATTTGAATTCCCACCACAGTCTATCCCATTGTTCATCTGCATCTTTAACCAGGCCAACGATGGAACCACCGAACACAGATACACCCAGGCGGCTATCGGTGTCGATGTTGTTTGCAACAGGTGGGGTAAAGAAAGCAAACAGCGGACGTTCTACGCCGTCGATCGTGGTTTCATCGTCCAAGGTTGCCCAAGCAGGCACCGTATCGAGCGGCACTTCCTCGCCCACTGTTCCGTATTGGTTGGACTTGTGGGCCTTATTTCGCACGACGTAGGCTGTGCGATCTCCGTCTCTCACAAACTCATGGCTCTCTAGGCGGACGTACCATTTACCGGCTAGTTGCACCCGTTCGCGGAATACGCCGCCGGTGCATTTACCTGCTTCATCGAAGTTTGTAGGTTGAAATGCCATGATGCTAGAAGCGTCGACTTTCAACACACCGTTGTACACATAAGGCCGAAGGGCTAACCCACCAAGAGCAAGCCCCATCTCTAAGTTTTTCTCAAAGCTTCGGGCGGCATCCTGGAAACAAGCATCCAAGAACTCAGCCCGTGCCCCGCCTGTAACTGTGCCGTTAAACTCTACCAGCGCAGGCCGTGCCATTTCACGGGCGATAGCGGCAGGAAGGCCGAGCGGGATAATGTCGCGCTTGGCCCAGGGCGGCTCGTTGATGTACATAGAATACCAGAGATTGATATTCTGCTGCATCGTGGTACCAACCGCCGTATCAACGCCGAAATCTTTTTTAGCGGCAGCGGTGGGAAACAGCCAGTTTTTCAGATTTCGGAACGTCCTAGCAAAAAAACTTTCCATTAGCGCACCTCCCGCCGCATTATCGTATACGCGAAGTAGCGTATCATATCCATTGCGTGGTCCGATTCTTTAACTACTGCGTCGGTTTCTTTTTTTTCATCCCAGCAGTAGGAACCGAATTCATCAAACGTATTTTCACAGCTGGCATCGAACAGGATTCTACCAGCTAACAGCAGGCTACCAGTAAGGCGGATGCCATCTAGCACTGCATTATTGGCATCCATCACAGCGAATTTGCCGCGCCGCCGTAGCGTTTCCTTGAAGGACGCCGCCGACGGGTCGACGATCACCCGCTCTATCTGGTACCCTTCCGCAAATGCTTCCAGATCGTCGGCGTATTCCTCATCCGTTTTCTGGCGCTTCTGTTTGCGTCCATCGTAGTAGTATTCTTTCAGCATCACAGCTTTACCATTTCGCAGTTGCCACAGCCCCATAGCCGTAGGGTTCAGTGTGCCGTAGTCGATGCTGATATAGTACACACCACCGGAGTATTGTTCCGTGGCTATGTGTTTCGCCTTGTCGAACATCGGGTAAACCAGGCCGTCGGCTACGCACCATTCGCCCAGGATATAGCGGCGGTAGAACACGCCTGCATAGGTGTTCTTGTACCGTTCCACGATTTCCGGATCTAGCGCCGGATTGTCTTCCAGGAGGAAATGCAGATGCAGGGCTTTGTGCCTTTCGGTTTGCTTAATCCATTCTTGATAAAACCAATGCGACGGGGGGCCTGGGTTGCAGTTGAACCAGAACCGAGAACCGGAAACAGAACAACGTGCAAGTGCCTGCTCCACGAACGATCTAGGCTGTAAGGCCACCTCATCCAGCAACACCCCCGCAAGGGTTCTGCCCTGGATGAGCGCAAAGGAGCTTTCGTCTTTGCCACCAAATACCTCAAACAGGTTGGTTGTGTTGCCGTTCTGCACTTCCAGTACCTTGTCTATCCGCCGCCACCGTAGCCGGTAGGTTTCGCGGGCCAATGACATAGCTAGGAAAGGCTGAATAACATTCTTAATACAGCTATCGACACTTTTGCCGCAAATAGCAAAACGCTGGCCGTCGAAGTTCATCATTCCCCACTTCACAAAAGCCCACATCATAATAGAGCTTTTCCCTGAACGGATAGCCCCATCACAGATGATAGCTTCGTACTTGGTGTAAGGAAAGGCTAGGATTTTCAGTTGCTTTTCACTAATCATCCGAATCAAGCCCTTCTGCGATCTTCTTTAGGCTAGCGCTGAGTGCATCTTCCTGCCGTATATCCTTTTCTGTAACAATGCCGCCCTGGTCACTTTGTCCAAGGTACTGTTTGCCCAAAAAAATAGCCATAGAAGCGTTTTTCTTAGCTAGCTCCCATTGTGTCCGGCGCAGTGAAATCTTCCCGCGCCCCCGCTTTTCACGGAATACATCGGAGAAATTCTTACCATACGTTCGCTTACACCAACTATTGAGTGTTTTATCCGTAACATCGAACCAGGAACAGATTTCGTCATAGGTGCATTGCAGCCCGCAAAGGTTTTCAAATTGTTTTTGGTCAATTTCTTTTGGCCGCCGCCCCATACAATCACCTTTCCCTTTCTTTCCGCTTCTTATTTCGGATGAACCGCTCCATGTCTCGCTTTAGTTTTTGGCTTTTGGTTTTCTTGATGATCTCTTTTGCTTCTGCAATCGTCATTCTTCCAAAACCGCCTTTTCTCCGGTGAAGTTTTCCCAGCGCTTGATGATAACATCAACGTATTTAGGATCATATTCCATCACGCATGCGTTTCTTCCGTTCTGCTCGCAAGCCATAATGGTTGTCCCACTTCCGCCGAACAGATCCAGAACGATGTCACCGCCTTTTGTGTTGTTCTGAATTTGATAATCGAACAGTGCAATCGGCTTCATTGTAGGATGTTCTTTGTTCGCGGTAGGGCGGTCAAATTCCAGAATCGTTGTCTGCTTTCGGTCGGACGCCCAGAGGTGTCCAGCGCCGCCTTTCCAACCGTAAATGCATGGTTCGTGTTTCCACTGGTAATCTTGCCGCCCCATTACCATGGTATTTTTTGCCCAGATAAGGATTTGACGAACCTCCCAGCCGGTTAGCTGGCAAGCCTTATCGAAAGCATACTCTTTCAATCCAGCATACCAGATATAAAACACAGCCCCAGGCTTCATAACGGAATCCGCAGAGCGAAAAGCAGAGGAAAGAAATTCGATCATTTCTTCATCCGTCTTTGCGTCGTTCTGGATTTTTAAGGCATCCTTAGCCTTGCCGGTATAGTCCACGCCATACGGAGGATCAGTAAGAAGAAGGTCAGCTTTCGCGCCCCCCAGAAGAGTTTTCACGTTTTCTTCGGAGGTGCTATCTCCACACATCAGCCTGTGACGGCCCAACTTCCAAATTTGGCCAAACTTAGAAATAGGATCGTTGGTCTTATCAACCTCCGGAGCTTCATCTTCTATGATTTCGGTAGCTTCGGCGGTTTCTTCCATCAAATCCCATGCAAAATCAAACATAGACAGATCCAGATCCTGCAGCTCCTCTGCCAGCAAATCAATATCCCAGGGAGATTCATTCGTTTTGTTGTCCACGATACGCAGAGCGTCCACCTGTTCAGGCGTTAGATCGTCCACCATGATACAGGGCACTTCGGTGTATTTCAGCCGTTTAGCCGCCTCAAAACGGCAATGTCCAATGACGATAACGCCATTGGAATCAATCACGATAGGCTGGACAAAACCGAACTGTCGGATGCTTTCGGCCACGTTGTTGATTTGGGTATCATCGTGCTTCTTAGCATTTCGATCATACGGTTTGATCTCTTTGATTTTCACGCTTCTGATTTCCATGTTTTACCCTCCTACGCCCGTCTCTTCCGAGCTGTCAGGGCGGGTTTCTATCGCCCCAGCATCCGCAAATGCTAACCGCTATTCTGGTAGCAGGCCCCGGTAACTACCCGGATATAGGCTATTGCCGCCCGCCATATTGCCCCACAGCGGTGTTGGTGCTGTACACACACGCAACAGTGTTCCGCCGTGGGGAATCGCCGATTTAGTACGTTCATCGGCTACTGTATACAGTGCAGTTGCTGGGCCTTGAACCCAGTTCACCAATACGGTGACGCCCCTACTAGCCCTTCCGCATATATCCCCGTCTTTCCGGGGTGCCAGGTGTTTCAGGGGATCACACCACAACCCATCCGGCGGCAGGAGTAGGATTTGAACCTACGCAGACCGTAGCCCCTACTGTTTTAGCAAAACAGCCTCTTAGACCAAGCTTGAGTATCCCGCCGTATGCCTAACCGGAATCCAACCGGGGCCACCAGGTGAGTGATGGAGCTGCTTTTACAGGCCGCAGCTTACCGAAGGAGCATTCCCTATGGAAACAAAAAAGAGAACCGACAGAGCGGAAAGCCAGCTATTGGCTCCTGCACCGATAGCCAGCATATAGAAAGAACTCCCGGCGCAACTGCCACGTCGAAGACGCTGGTGACACACCCTTGCGTTATCCGGCGGCGTTCTTTCATATATCCCAACCTGCGCGGGTCGTGGCATCCCTACCGTGCCAGATAATAGGACGCTCGCCGTGCTTGGTTAGGTGCTGAAAAACAAAACACAAAATGCAGAAAAGAAGTCAAAGCTTCACCTGCCTTTCGTATTTTATTCTCCCTTTCGGGATGGTCCTGGGATTCGGGATTGAACCAAATCACGCACACCAGCGCCCAGGATATGGAGGGCGGGGCAGGGGAAGAACCCCCGCCCCTATACCAAATAGGAGGGGTGGCTATTGCCGCCGCCACCCGGCGGAAGAAGCATGCGGAAGCCCGAAAGGACAAAGACTTCCTTGCTATTATTATACCATATTCTACCGTATCGTTCCACGAAAATCTGTGTTTTTGCTAATTCTTTGGACAATATGTCCATCTGTTAATCAGCATATTTGAAAATCACGCCGTCGATGAATGACTTATTTTTAATTCGTCTGTGCAAGCCGCTTGTGGATAGGTAATTTTCCCGCGCAGCAGCCCTTGCACTGGGATAGAATTTCAGCACCTTACCCCATTTGTCCGTCTTGGCCACAATTCGGCAATTTGGGCTTCTTCGCTCCTTGTTGAAGTCCGCCCTTGTTACAAACTCCAAATTATTTACCGCGCAATTTTGATAATTTCCGTCCTTGTGCCGCAGGATCATGCCCTCCCGTTTCCCGCCAAGGAAAACATCACACACAACATCTTTTACTCGAATTGTTTTACCAGCAATTTGAATAGTGACGTTGCCGTTGTGCGACTGTTGGCGCATGATTCGCGGATTTTCAGCCCTTTCCCTGGAATGATCCCAACGTTGTTTTATCCAACTTCGGATTTCACCAAAATTAGAAACATCATACCACCCGTCAGTGCCAGGAATCGGCAGCCACACCTCTCTCAAGCCTGCCCTCCAATTCTATCCAGCAGGGCCACAAGACCCCGCACTTCCAACGGATCAACGCCCGTTTCCTTCTTCAACTTATCCAGGCGATAGGTGATAGTGTGCCGGTGGCAAAATAGTTCCCGCGCCACCTTGCTAATCATCATCCGGTTCTTTTCGAGCGAAAGAAGAACCTTCTTGTCGAAATCATCCATATTATCCTCCCGCTTTTTTCAGCTTCCAGAAATCATTGATAGCATCCCGGACCGGGTCTGTTTTACGTTGTGATCTAGCGTACTCTAGTATCTCCAAATCACGCTCATAATGCTCTCTGCACATCTGCCGCCCCGGTAGCGCTGGGCGTTCGCAGTAACGGCACTCCCCTACTGGTTTCCGTATATACCGTTCTCTGTGTTTTCTGTTGCGCCGCAGCCTACATTCATTGCAAAA